AACACGAGCGACATAGTCGCCTTTCTTCATTGCGAACTCAGCATCAAGCTGATGATCACGATAAAGCTTAATTTCATTATAAACAAGCATCCACTCGCCTGGGCCGCTGAAATTCACGACACCATTGGCGTAGTCATACTTAACAAACTGGCCCTGTTCAAGAACAGCAATGTTTGCAGCAGCAGGAAGCTGTGCATAGATCTGACCGTTTCTCTTAGCAGAGAGATGGTTAGGCTCAACCTGGCCGTAGCCATAGCCATTTTTCTGAATAAAACCAGCTTGGCTAGTAATATTGTTCTTTAAGAACTGACTAAGCATTTCGTTATTTCCTCCTTATAGAATTATCTCATGCTCTTTGCCACAGAGTCTAGTGCTTTGACCCAGGCAGGTGTAGAGCTATCTATGGTATCATCACCAAGATTATAAACAACAGGACCATTAGTTCCATTGTCATTATTATCGTCATCAAGATCAAAACTGACCTTGTTGCGAACACAGATAATTGCAAGTTTTGCTTCGATTTCATCGAGACTATACTTGTCGATATTATCAATAACGTCTTTCTTATCCTCATTAGAAAGCATATAGAAAGTATTATTAATCATATCTTCTTTCTAAGTTCTCTCAATACCAGCCTTAAACTTAGTAAGCTCTTCAATAGTCTTATTAAGTTCAGCTGTTGATGCCTCAAGAGCACTATACTTATTCTGGAGTTCATCAAATTGAGTCTTTAATTCAGTATACTCTTCGACTTCTTCAAGATTATAATTTTTCTTTTTCTTCTTCTCGTCTTCATCCTCTGCAGGATCGGACTCAGGCTCCTTGTCGCCCTCATCATCTGCGGGCTCCTTGTCGTCATCTTTATCCCCATCATCCTCGGGATCTTCCTCGCCGCCTGTGGCGCCTTCTTCTTGCTTTTTTTTGAATTCAACTTCAAAGGCTTCAACATCAGCGAGAGCGAACTGAGGCTCTTCTGCTGGAGTATAGTCCTCAAGAGCAACCAGCTCTTCATGGCTATAAACTTCATTTTCATAAGAGAAATTCATACGGGAATAGGTATTGTCCTCACGATTTAGAAGAACAGCAAACTTCTGGCCGTCCTCTTCGAAAACACCATTAATAGAATACTTCTCAGAGTCCATATTCTCATAAATAGCGTTCCATAGAGAGTCACCAATAGTAACAGCATAAGTATTAAACACTGGTGCTCCTCCTTCATTTAGAATTTCTTGTACCTGATTCATCATTGAGAAGAGCTGTTCCTTAAAGCTGTCCTCAAATGAAAACTGCACCTTAGTGATCTGCGCGCCCTCGAAGCAAGGCTCGAAATCTTCACCAAGGATACAAAGTTTAGACATTATTGCCTCATTGATTATAAAAAACTGAGGCTTTCCCTTATCATCTTTTGTCCAAAACGCATCTAAAGTTTTTGGATCAAGTTCCATAGATTGGTTATTTCCGTGGTCAATAACTCTTTGTACTTCTGGATATTGACCAGTCCATAAATAGCCTTCAGTCATTAGATATTCATGAACAACACCATCATCTTGGAACTTCTGGAACCAAACTTTTGCGTTAGGTGGTACAAACCCATATGGGAAAGTACTATCCTTCATTTGAAACTTTCCACCACTAATAGCGATGGTGCGGTTATGCTCCTCAAAATCGCCAGCGAGCTCGTTGTAATATCCTACAATCGGGCACCCTGGAATCGTATTAGCGAGCTGTCGTGCAGTTTCTTTTGTGATAATACTCTTGTTGCGATTAGGTTCATCGCCTACATAACAAACCTTTATCTAACACTAAGAGATAAGGGGATTGAGAGGAACAACTTGAATAAACTCACAAGGTGTGTCTAATTTGATGCTAACATGCTTCAATTTTTATCTCTCCCTCCTTAGCTCATAGATTCTCTGTTAGCAATAGTTTTATCGCTCTTTTGGTCGTCCGCCTTTTCTGGACGGCCCGCACTTTTTTCGGAGGTTTGCACAACTTTGGTAGTTGTCTACTGTGTAGAATTCCCTCCTGTATTATTCTGCTAATTCGACGTATTCGATTTATTGCCTCTGCCCAAAATATCCTGACCACTCATAGTAGAACTCATAAGAGGTGGAATCATAATGCTTGGGAGATCAAGAATCTCATTTTCAAAATAGCAAGTATTCAAAATTGAACTCTAAGAATGTCCAAGTGCGATTTGCGGTAACATCTTAGAATAACCAATTTGGACTTGTTCTTTATACAACTTAGATAACTCTTTATAATTATACTGAGTTGTTTCTAACATATAAAGTCTAAAATAATATTTCTTTTTCTTTGTATTCTTTGCAGCGCAAATTTTATCAAAGAAAACAGCAAATTGCAAAAGCAAATTACGCACAGTGCTTTCATCTTCAAGAATAGACTTCTCCAAAGATAAATTACCATCAGTATTAAAAATATTCTTGGATAAACCAAGAGCATTAAATACTGAGCGTTCAACTTTAGCTAAATCATCTTGAGAAGCTGTCGTATTCTTATCACTCATATCAAATGAAAGAATATCAGCAAACGTTGTCAGAACATCGACACCAACAGCCTTAGATAACATAGCAACAGCATTATTGTGAATATCTTCAGCTTCATCTACATCGAAGATTAAATCTCCATTTTTATCAAGAGGAAGCTTCTGCACAATAATCTTCAATAACTTTTGCATCTGTTTGCGGCGATCCAGATCCTGAGCCGCATCCAAGTCCAAAATAGTGGGGATAGCATTTACAAATACAGGCATATCACTATCGTTGAAATTAAACTTAATCGTACTAGCTGGATCAAGTAAATACCAACCTTCGCGAGACCACAAACGAGTCTCACCAGAGCCGTAAGGATGCATCCATCTTTCTTGGCCAAGATGTAAATCCTTATCATAACCTAATTTGCTCTGTTTATATAAAGCATATCCTTTGGCGAATTCAGCAGGGAACATTTTTAACACCTTCATACGAGTTGCCACATCAGGGAACTTATCGTCAAAGAAGGCCATGTTAAATTCAACTGCTGGCATATCGCCTATATTAAATCTTGAACGGCAATAGTCCACAGGTAATTCTTGGAGAATTAGTCCTTCGCCACCTGGAACAATATATCCATAGTAAGCGCCATACTTTATAACTTTAAGGGCTATCTTGCCGCACAAGCTTTTGATATGAGAATTATCAAGATATGTTAAAATACGAGTAAAATCCTCTAAAATTTTATCATTCTTGTAACTTTCATCATATACTTCTGGTACAATGTACCAATCGTATCTATATAAGTTAGCATAATAATTGCATACGTTTTTATAGATACCACTCACATTAAAGTAATAGTCTGAAATTGCCCTAAGAAGTGGTAAATCTTTATCGCCTAATGCTCTAATTATTGTACCCTTGTCAAATCTATTCTTTCGATTTCCCGCAAGAGAACCGAGGTTCAGAACAGCATCATCGAGCGTTTTCACCCCAACTTTGATCTTACCATAACGATTAGGAGAAAACTCCTCTTCATAAAGGGTAAGAGGTCTCGCACCTGAGGTCATACTAAAACCTTTACTGTGGATGGCTTCCTAACGAGTTAATTCGTTGTCCAAAGTGCCACCTCCTTAATAACCGGCTTTATGCATTATATAATCATAAGATATAAGATTTTCTTCTGTATAAGGTATTTCAATTAATTTAAAATCATGTAAAGCACAGAATCTTCGTTTTTGATTGTCATTGAACTACTGTTGGTAAAATCCTCTTTTACCACCATACTTTTGGCTAGGTTCATAATGTTGTCTGCCTTGATATTCAATTAAGAAATCAATCTATCCATCATCGTCAAAAACAACAAAATCAAAACGAAGAGGTCTGCCATTTGGGCTTTTTAAATCTGGGAAGATGTACTCTTCTTTGAAGTTAAGCTCAGCTTCTTTCAAGATTTCTTCAATCTTTATTTCGCCTCTAGAAGCCCGCATTCAAACCTCTCCTTTCTATTTAACTCATAAACATAAAATCTTTAAAACTGCCACGTTTGCGTTTCTTTTTATTTTCTTCTTCAACTTTAATATAATACAGACCGTATTCAAATGCGGAAAACTTATCCTTTTTTATACTCTTATTTGCCTACTTAAGCAAAATATTGACACCTTCGTTTTCTTCACGAAGATTCATCATCTCTTCCTTTAATATGGAAGTTAGGGTAAATGGTTTTAAGTATTCTGCCCTTTCTTCAGGTCTCATATTTTGGCCTACTCTAGTTTCAAGAAGTTTTGCTTTTGCTACACGTTCATCAATAAGGAATTTCACTTTTCCCGCATTCATCTGCGTCTAAACGTTAGCATGCGCATCAGTATTAACAGGAGCATTAGCTTTAATTAAATACATAGCTTCTTGTTCAGTATTAGCAGTTTTATATTTTTTATATGCGTCAACCGCATCGTCTTGAGTCCCGCCATACACGCCAAAATCTGGATAAGTAATACCAAGCTCAGTATCAGTTTGACTTTTTACCATATAGTCAATTAAACCAATACCAAGACCATTAGCATCAATTACTACCCTCTTGGCCTTATACTTGTAAAATAAACTTTTTATCTTAATTGCCTAGTCCTCAAAATGTTCATCAGAAATAGTATAAATATTTACCAATGACTTGATAGGGACACCAACCGACTGTGGAGTGACTTTAAAAACACAAACGACAGAGTCGCACCCTTTACGCCCCACGTCGACACTGAGAACATAAAACCCTTGAAGGGAGGTTTTACCTGAATATTCATACTCGGGTTTCTGGAGTTTTCTATCTCTATCGAAGATATCTCCTCTGAAAAAAGCATCCTCAACCGTTCCAGACCACTTAGACTCATATTCTCTGTCGAAAGATG